CTATGATTGGTGGTGAAGACCAGGCAATCGAATTGCTGAACTTGCCGGAATTCAAAGATCGTCACTCTGGTACAACCCAGGCTACTTTGAATGTGAAGTCTCCGGTTCCCAGTAGTGCTAACTTCTACATCCACCCGGGAACACCTAACCAGCAGTTATTGCTGATTGATACTTCTGCTGCCCTGATTAAGCTTACAGCTCGTCAGTTGATGTTGGAATCAGAAAGAATCGTTTCTAACCAAACTGAAGCAGTATATGCAAGCTTGACTACTGGCTTCTCTAAGATGTATCAAGATGCTGCTCTCTTGCTGGCTGCAGATAAGAAGTTCACTGAATTCGGATTCCCCGATTTCATGAATGTGGATCCTTATCTCTTGGTAAACCTTGAGTAATACCGGTTTTCTTCATTTCCAAGTTTTTGTTTTTAGGGGTAGTCTTTATGGGCTACCCTAACTTTTTATAACACCAAAATCTTACAACAATGGCTAAATTATTTACAGTAACTGTGGGTTCAAGAGCTTATAGCTTTCATGATCAATCTACAGGCATCACAATTGCAAGAGGAGAAGTTAAAGAATTAAGTTCTCGTCAGTTTAATTCTAAGAAGATTCAATTGGCTTTGGCTTCTGGTCATCTTATTATGGTAGTAGACAAAAATACTCAACATTCTAAGTATACTGATGATCAGATCGAAAAGTTGGTAAAGAAACTCCAGGCTCAGATTGGTAAGGGTATGACCGTAGAAAAGATTGCTAAGGGTTATTCCTTAGAGGAAGTAAAGCTAATTGCAAAGAAATACGGCTTCGAGATCGAAGATACCGATACTGCTGAATCTCTGATCCAGGCAATCATTGAGGATTCTGAGAGTCACAAAGAAGAAGAGTAATCACTCATTTAAAATATAAGAGTTATGAAGAAGTTTATTTTTATGTTTATGGCTTTGTTAACCTTAGCCATACCTGCATTAGCTGCTGAGGATATTGGAATTGCTCCAGCTTCCGAAGTAGTTATAGATGTTGGCTCATTCACTGGAATAGTAGCTTTAGTATCTATGATTGCTACTCAGATCTTAAAGGTAATCCCAGCTATTAAGGAAAACAAACTGGCAAAGATCGGTATATCAGTTGCCGTCGGTATTATAGTTTGCATGGTATGCTGGGTATTACAGGTATCACCTATATTAATTAGCATGGAATGGTGGGTAGCTCTATTATACGGCTTAGCTGCTGGATTAAGTGCTTGCGGATTCTATGATATCATTAAAGCTATCTATAATACGATTATAAAACCAGATAAATCCAATTAGGTATGGGCAAACTAGACTTCGTTTACACTACGTCAGGTCTAGAAGCTTCATTCCGAGTAATATCCAAAGTCCCAGTTAAGGCCATACTTGATTGGGACTTTGGTGATGATAAGGGAGAGGTTTTCAATGGTAAAAGGCATGAATCCTATTCTTATGAGGAATCAGGTTTTTATACTGTTACCCTGACTGTTTCAGATTCCAGTGGTTTGAATGAAACTGTTCAAAAAACAATTGTCATTTGTGATTATGCCCATACTACTCTTCCTGATAGTATCTATAATCTCATTGACAATTACCTTCCAAAAGAAATCGCTGAAGAACTAACTCAAGAAGAGAAAGCTCTTTTCATTCAAAAATGGCAATTGTATATTGGTCCTCTAGTAACACATTTAATTCCACCAGATAAATATAAAGACGAGTTATGGTATGAGGCACTAGAAAATCAGCTGATTATGGAATTAGCGGTATTCGATTATCTTCAAGTCCAATTACTTAAACTTTTAACCAACACCGGAGAATCACTTAGTGAAATCACTAAGCCTGGTGGTAATGATTCTGAAGATGGTGGAGCTAGAGGGGATAGAGTTAAACAAATCACTACCGGTCCTACTGAGGTTCAATTCTATGATTCAGTATCTGATAGTATTAGTTCTCTTTGGAAAACATTCTCAAATGCAATGCAACCAGGAGGAGTAATCGATGAACTTCGGAAAAACATTTGTACTCTAGCTGAAAGATTAGAGATATTCTTACCATCCTGTAGACAACCCTATTCACCTGTAGTACCAAGAGTAGTAGATCGAAGAATTGTTACTCAACTGGCAGGTCCTAATCCTACAGCCCCCTTGAATAGAGGTTCATTCAAATTAGTTAAGAAATCCAGATCATGACTAAACCAATCTCTAGATACTTAAACAATAAAACCTGGGATAGATATAAACGTATCATCACCGAGTTTATAGATTTCGATGCAGGAAGGCAAGATATTATATGGGCAAAAAAGGTAAACCAATTCCTTGATCATGCCGAAGATAGTTTACCTTCTTATTATGAAATTCATATTGAAGCCCTTTGTTATTATAACTCTTTTAGGAATTGGCCAATCAATAAGGCAACTGTATCTGGGGAACTGGATGATGAAAACCTTTCGATACTAATTTCTAAATCATATATAGAAAGGCTTGGGTACCTTGATGAACACGGTTACTGGAGATTTAATTGGTCAGGAGATAGGTTCATCATAAATGGGATAGTTTATAAACCCGATGGTGATACCCAGGTAGCTCAAGCAAAAGACGAAGCTCTGGTCTTCTTGGTTATTCTTAAAAGAGACCGTGACACAGTTGTAAACTTTATAGAACAATAATATGGCACAGTTATTACTGAGATGGACAAAGGTTACTTTCAATAACCAGGAATGGTATGATAGTAATATAATAATCCTAAATGGTAATTCTGGAGTACATCTAGAGGTTGATGGAACAGGGAATTATATATCAGTATTTCAAAGTATGACTGGTATTAATTTCGTAACCCGGCTTCAAGATTACTTTGGACCTGTTTGGGATATGATACTTCCTTTCCCAGGAATAGGCCAGGCAATTAAATTGAGAGTAAATAAGCTACCTACCTTCGGTATTATTAAAGGCGATGTTCAAGATGGAGGAGATGGTGATGCTACTGACAATGCTTTTGCTGGTTCAGAAGGAATCCTATTCTGTGGAAAGGGTGGAGAATATTTCTTAGGGAAACCTAAGGCAGTTGGTTAATTATTTAAAACCTTATACCTATGTATACAAGTAAGTATTATACTGTTGAAGAAATCGATGAGAGACTTAAGCAGGGTTATCTCAATGATGCCACTGAACAAGGCTTTGTCGGTACTATGAAAGAGTTCTGGGCTCTCTTTCTTTCGATTGCCAATAAGGTAGATAAGAAAGAAGGCTATGGTTTGTCTCAGGAGGACTTTACCACAGAACTGAAAGATAAGTTAAATTCTCTTTCTGGAGAAATCCCAACTAAGGTATCCCAGTTAGAGAATGACCTTAAGTTCCAAACTAAAGAAGAAGTAGAAAAATATATCAGCGACCTTATAGATGGTGCTGATGGAGCATTGGATACTCTTAAAGAGTTGGCAGATGCCCTGAACAATGATCCCAACTTTGCTACTAACCTTACTAATAAACTTATTGAGATTAGAGATGCCCTTACTGCTGAAGTTAATCGAGCAAAAGCTGCTGAAGCTGCTCTGCAAGAAGGTCTCAATGAAGTAGATACAAAAATCGAAAAAGCTCTTCAGGGTCTTACTGATACCATCGATAAAACTATCAAGGACATCAAGGATTCAGTCAAGGCTTTAGAACAGAAAGTAGATAAAAATACCGAGGCTATTTCTAATGTAAAAGTAGAGGTAGCTGGCCAATTAGCCGATTTCAAGGTAGAAGTTCATAAGGAAATTGATCTTGAAAAAGAGAGAGCTATTACTGCCGAGAATGCTTTGCAAAGAGAAATAGATAGCCTGAAAAATGGCTCATCTAATGATAAGGCAGAATTAGAACAAAAGATTCAGCAAGAGGCTACAGAACGAGCTCGTGCTGATGAAGCTTTGCAACAGAACATAGATAATGAAGCTAAAGCTCGTGAACTTTCCGAAGAGGAAATCAAAAAAGCCCATCAGAAAGATATTGAGCGTATTGATGGTGAAAAGGTAAAATGGGATAAATTCCCTACTTCAGAATTGCCCAACAGAAAGGGTATAGTTCTTGAAAATGGGGATCTTATCTTGGGCAAAGATCTTAATGGGGATACTTTGCCTTTAGTTCAATTGAATCGTTGGGGTATAATAGAGGCTGGTTCCCCCAAGGCCCCCTATAATATCAATACACCTCAGGGAGAAAGACCCACTATTCAAGAAGCAGGGCAAACTGGAGAACAAGCATATCACATGGCTTATCAAGAAGACCTGGCTCACATTAGTGAAGAGATCGATGAAAAAGTTAAAGCTGAGGCTGATGCTCGAATTGCTGCCGATGAATTATTGGTAAAGAAAGAAGAGGGTAAAGAATTATCTTCTAATGATTTTACCGATGAATTAAAAGCTAAGCTAGAAGGTATAGAAGAATTTGCTAATCGTATCACTAATGTATCTCAGTTAGTAAACGATTCTAAGTTCCAAACTGAAGAAGAGGTAAAAGCTGCAATCGAAAGCATTATTGGTTCTGCTCCAGATGTTCTTGATACTCTTAAGGAAATCGCTGATGCTCTTGGTAATGATCCCAACTTTGCTACTACTATCACCAAGAAATTGGCTGCTCTTGCAGAACAGATTAACCAAGAGATTGAAGATCGTACAGAAGCTGTATCTCAAGTACAAGGTGACTTAGATACCAAGTATCAAGAACTTTCTTCTAAGATTACTCTTCAGGGAGAAAACCTTAATAAAGAGATCTCCGATCGAAAAGAGGCTGATGCTGCAATGAAGTCTGAGATAACCAATCTTGGAACTTCTCTTACAGCTTTGGGAACTGAATTGAGACAAATTATCAATCAGAATTACCAGACTCTTCAGCAACAGATTCGTGCTCAGGATGCTCTTATCCAAGAGAATACCCAGGCTATTCAGACTAACCTATCTTTGATCCAGTCTTTACAGATTAAGGTAGATACTAACGTTAGTGATGTAGATAAACTGAAGAAAGGCCTTGAAACTGAAGTAGCCGATCGTAAAGCTGCCGATACTGCCTTACAAGAGAAGATTAATACTAATGCTGATGGGTTGGCTAAAGAAATTTCTGATCGTAAAGCTGCAGACCAGGTTCTTCAGCAGAATATCGATGCAGAATCTCAAGCAAGAACCCAGGCAGATTCCCAAATTAGAACTGATCTCTCTAAGAAGATTGAAGATGAAGCTACTGCAAGAACCCAAGCTGATACCCAGATAACTCAGAAATTAGATCAAGAGATTATCAATCGTAAGGCTGAGGATGAAAAACTTTCTCAACGTATCACTGAAGAATCCCAGGGTCATACAGAAGCCATAGAAGATTTACAAGCAAAGGTATCCAAGAATACTCAGGATATTACTGCTGAAGTTAATCGAGCAACTGCAAAGGAAAATGAGATTGCCCAGAATTTGGCAACCGAAACTCAAAATAGATCAGATGCTGATTCTGCAATGCAGGCCTCTATTAAAAAGGTTGGAGATGATCTTACTAAATTTAAAGCTACTAAGGATCAAGCTAATGGTTTAGCTTCTCTTGATGGTAATGGTAAGATTAAACCAGAACAATTACCAGAGGGAGCTACCTATAGTGTAATGGGCATAGAGAAGCAGGTAAACCTTCTTTCAGATCGTGATTCAGTACCTGATATGGAAGTTGGTGATAGACTTTATGTTCTTGAAGATAAAAAGATCTACACTAAAACTGTAGATGGCTGGGATAATGGAATCGAACCTAAAGAAGATGTAATCTATAACTTCCGTAGAGCTGATGAGGAAGGTCGTACCAATATTACCAAACGATGGGATGGTAAGGATATGACTGTAATCTCAGAAACTGTAGTATTGGGAGAAACTCAGGGAACTGCTTATGAAGGTTCTAAGGGTAAGCTATTGAAAGATAGAATTGATTCTTTGCCCAACAGTGTAGTTTCTGAGGTAATTTTGTATAAACCAAATGCCTTTGAAGAAAACCCAGTTAGGAAAAATAAAGTGGGTATAAACGTGAAACGGTATGAAAAGAAGCCGCAACATGAAGAATGGGAATTCAAAGCTTCTACAGAATATGATATACCTGTTGCTTCTTTAGAGGATGGTGGACATGGAGGACTTATGTCATATGAGGATAAAGTACTTCTCCAGAAACTTGCTGCTTCAGTATTCCCATTAACACTTACTGTAACTGGAGGTGGAGTATATCGAAAGACTACTACTCAAACCGTAACAGTAAGTTGGTCACTCAAACAAGGTCCCGATGCAGTTACACCAGATTCTTTAAAGATTAACAATGAACCGATAGAGGTTTCATTAACTTCTAAACAGTTCCCGGGAATTACTGTTAATACTACTTTTAGAGTTGAGGCAACTAAGGAGGGAGTTACTAAGACTGGTTCGGTTTCAGCAGTATTCGTTAATCCTTCTTATTTCGGAGTAGTAGAAAGTAACTTTACTCCTACCCCTGAAGGTATCCAAGGTTTAAGCAGTGGTGAAATCATTAAGAATAGCAAAACATATAATACTTCAGCATTCAACCAAAATGCCCAGAAGAACTGTTATGCTTATCCTAAAGTATTTGGAGCTCTTACTTCTATTACGGATGGTAAGAATGAGTTCATCAATTCTTATACTCGTAGTGAATTGGAAGTAAATGGGGAAATGTATTATGTATATGTTCTTTCCGAAGCTTCTACAGTATCTAATTACTCACTTCAATTCAAATAATTATGGCAGTACAATATATTGATAACCTTTCTTATAAGGGAAAGAAGCCAAATTTTGAAAGAGATCAATTCAAAACTTTGGCTGAGATGAAGGCTTTTTCTGAAGCTGATATTGATGAAGGCCATTCTTCTTACTGTCTTGAAGATGGTAAAAGATACACCTTCAAATCTTCTAACTCAGTAGATCCTACTACTGGTAGATGGAGAGTAGAGAATAATCCAGGTGGAGGGGTAGAAGTCCCCTCTAATCCTCAACCAGGCCAAACTTATTTCGATACTAAAGTTAATAAATTGGGTATCTGGAATGGCAATGCTTGGGTAGATTCAATGGGTAATCCTTTGGATTCTAAACGGCAGGGAACTACCGAAGAAAGACCTCAGGGAGTTCAAGTAGGTTATATTTACTATAACACAGAAGAAGAATTCTTTGAAGCTTGGAATGGCAATGCTTGGGTACCCATTACCTACTTGGTAACTTCAGTAAACCAAATCACATTCAGTTCAGATGGTGGAGATATGCCTTTTGAGGTATTCTCTAATGCCAAATGGACTGCTAAATAATTTTATATAACTTTCAAAAAAAAAACAAATGGACAGAGAAAAATTGAGAGAGGCTAGAGCTATTGCAGGATGGGCTCACCTCGACAAGAAAACTGGTACTGGTAATGGTACTGTACAAGTAACTGTTGATGCTTACCTTGGTCGTAATGCTCGTAACACTGCTATTCAGGTTGCTACTAACGGAGGCGTAAGCAAATCTGTATCTGTAGTACAGAGTGGTAAGGCAATCTACATCACTAAGGAATCAGATCCTAATGTGGGAGCAGAGGCTACTACTGCTACTGTAAAATTCAAAACCAATGTAGAGAAGTTTAAACTTGAAATCGGTAACAGCGGTACGGTTGGTTCAGTAAAAGTAAACAACGTAGATGTTCCAGAAGCTGGTGGTATTTATACTCCGGCTGGTGACCCGGGAGCTAGCGGTGAATATATAGTAACTGTAGTTGTGAACTTTGCTGCTAACGGTTCTATTCAGAACAAACAGTACACAGTTAAGGCAAGTAATTCTGTAAATGCAGAAGTAAGTGCTACTGCTATGATTACCCAATCTGCTGCTGATTCTAACTTGACCGTTAGTCCTGAACAGCTTACCTTCGAAGCTACTGGTGGTTCTAAGACTATCACCATTACTTCTAATGATAGCTGGACTATCTCTTAAAAGTAATCAAG